ACTCCCTACGAGCTGCCTTTCTAAAATAATCTAGTATTTCATCAAAGCTTAATTCTTTCGCATTAGCTACATTTGCATAACAATTATCAAAGAAACTTATCTTGTATTTTGGAACTTGCATATTAGTTTAAATGTTTTATTTTTAGTGGTGATAATGTATGTACATCGTTTCGTCAACCTTATATTTTCCATATTTAACTATCAACCAACTTCCACCTAGTAGAGCAACAAGAACTGCTGTTGCAAATAATTTTTGTTTAGTATTTTCTTTCATTTTAATTACCTTCTATTACCCAACGATTACTCAAAATTCTTTCAGGAGCGAACATGTAGCTTTCTACCTTTTCGTCATACATGTTACGCACTACACAATTAGAAATATCCACATAAGCACCCGTTACCTTTGTGCAAAACTTAACGGGATACGGAACATTATCTTCATGATAATAAATAATATTGCCTTTATGATAACTTTTTAAAGCTGTTTCAAACTTATGAAATGTCGGTAAAAGTTCCCAGTCACAATATGAAAAATCATCAATCCTGAATTGGTGTTCTTCCATCACAACCTTATATTCAGGATAAATATAATGTTTTTCTGCCCACACTAAATCACCCTTTAAAAATAAAAAACTACCTGCGCCGTAAGATTTTTTTCTTACCTTATGACCTTTCTTAAGCGCGTTCATAGCGTGCATAATATTCATTATCTTACCCCTAAGTTGTTATAATATTCTTTATCGTTATTATATCGGTGTTTTCTCTCTGACCACTCATATTGATCTATTGCTTGCGTGAGTCCTATAGGGTCATAAATTTCATAATCCCAATCTATGTTATACAATTCTGCCTTAGCTTTATTATACAAATAATGTTCGTACTCTTCTGGGTACTCGTGAAGTTCAATGTTAACAAGAGATTTTTTAAAATTTTCTTGTTCTTTAGTTAACTCCATATTTTTATTAAATTCAGTATTCATACCAATAGCTTCTTTGCATCTTTCTAAGTTTTCTAACATTTTCAATATATTTTTCATCTTACCTCCAGTTCAAGTTCTTCAGCAGTAACTTTTAAAAAATAGTTCATATCTTTATTATAGTAACATGCTAATCGATATAAATTACTTGCGCTAATTTTGTTTTTACCCGTCTCATACTTGGCCACTTGTTGTGCGCTTACGTTTAATATATAACCAACTTCTGTCTGACTTAATTTTGAAGATTTTCTCACTCGTTTTAAAACACAACCTATTCTAATATCTAGACTATCTATTTCCCTACTCACTAGATTACCTCACCGTTAATTGCTTCAATAACTCTATTGTAAATCTCATCGCCTAAAACTCGTTTGGCTATATCTTTACTATATGCATCAAGGAACGGACTTTGTTTGTCTATACTGTTATCAGTTAGCACTTGATAAGCGTCTAGCTTGAACAGCAAGTTAGTTTTGATTGATGGATCAAACCCAGAATCACCAAGAGCTAAAAAATTAGCATTACCAAACAATTCAAAATTATAATTAAAAGGTATTAAGCCACAATCTAGCGCTATTTCTTCATTGAAGATTATTGGTTCAAATAAAGTATGGTGGTCGTTAATATCCTCAAAGAAGTCATTATCGATAAGATCATTTACTTCATCTTCTTCTAGATTTGTTAATTCAACTTCACTATACCTAGTCTTCATTAAATCAAAGTTATAGCTTACAAATTCTCGGTATGACCAATCATCGTCTATGTTATCGAAAACATGTTCTACTTCATATTGTTTGTAAAAGGACGGTTCATTATATAAACCACTGTTAAAGAATTTTATTTTTTGCATATTAGTTATCCATTTATATTTTATTATTTACCTAAACTTATTCTATATCAAGTTCACCATCAAGATATTTAATTATGATCATCTCAGCAGTTGCCTTAGGTGATCTAAATTCAGAAGCTGCCAAGGTCTTTAGTTTGTTATAATAAGTTTCGTCTAATTCAATGCTAAATTTTGTTTTCATAATTTTTAGTTTTAATTTATTCTTATATAATACATCAGGTTATTATATATGTCAATAGGTTATTTTAAAATAATTAAAGTAAAAAGAGTATTACCAACTAATCCAAAACTTATTACTGAGAGTATTACATATATAATTGCTGTTAGTTTTCCAAATCTTTTTAATATAATATTGTCCGTTATATACGCAATTATATACGTACTTATTAGGGAGTATGTTAATACAATAATTAGTGATATCATTTTATTTCTCCAACTTTTTAAGTTTATTTGTTATAAATTTAATTTTGTTTATTATAATGTCATGTAGTTCGTTCATTTCATAACGTTTAAAATCAATACCAAGCTCCATTGCTATTAAACATTCTTTTGCGTAATCTTTAGTCTCCCTCATAATATTGTCATCTGTGTTTGATTTTGTATTAGATAACTCATATAATTGCCTAGCTAATCTAAGGCACTCATATTCTACGTAACCTATGTTCCTATATATTCCTTGATATATGTCTTGCTTATATGGAGCTAAATCGTCTAAATGCGCACAATCAAAACCTATCAAGTATTCTAAGAATATTGTACCGTCTCTATCATCAACATTTTCTTCATAGTCACTGAAAGTTAACCCACCATGTACCTTTATGTTGTTAAACAATTCATCGTTGTAGTGTTTATTATATAAAATACTTTCTTTTGGAATTATCACGTATCCACATAATATACCCAACGCTTTAGTACGTTTTATAATGCACTCCCATCCTGTTGTATCTTCTGTAAACCTTAAATAATCAGGTTCGTTCTCCCATTCATTGATCATTTTATTATCTTTTCATTTTTAAATTAAAGTCCTACAAATTTAGCATAACAAGCACCCTCACAGAATACATACCTACCATGACAAAGCTCTCTCTTAATATTTTCTTCTGATATTTCTTTTTCACAATTAGAACAAGGGAAAGTGCCTTTGTATTCTTTATAAGCCCCTAAACCTTCGGATAAAAATTGAAGTCTGCTGGGGTCAATTATTACGTCGTTTTTATTTTTACACCACCAATGCTGCTCGTCACGACCTGTATGCGGACAATAGTACCAGCCTTTTACTAGTGTTAATTCATTATTTTTAGCACATTCTTTTTCAGCTAATTCCTTACATTTACCTCTATATTTTAAATAATTGTTATCCATTTTATTACCGTTTCATTTATTAATTAGTTTCTAACTTTTATTATTTTACGTCTTTATCTTCTACTATATAAATCTCATCATCAGTTATTTTTAATTTCCCCTCTATATTATCTTGATCTTTTTTAGCAAAAAAGCTATCTAATTTGCTTATCTTTTTATCTATCTTTGACATATATAGAAACAATAATAAAGTTATCCCCCACGTTGTGATCGCATATATGTATTCTAATGGTGTAATTTTAATTATAGAAATAATCCCGCTAAATATACCCATTACGCTAACACAATATTTAATTGCATCAATTGTAAGGCTAGATAGTAATTTTTTAGGTAGACTTTTAATGAATTCCCACATGTTTTAAATAAATTATGTACGAATTATTGTAGTTTAATTTTTTCATAGCACCTCACTTAGACAAGCTAATCGTAACGTTTCTTTCTCATCTTGATTTCTCAATATCATGTCTAACTGTTTAATTTCCTTTTTTATTAGAATTGCATCAAGCTTTTTATAAGTAGCCTTTCTTATTGACTCAAGTTCTTTATCGTTTAGTTTGAAGTAAGTAACTAGCTCAAGATTATAAGAACATCTTGTACCACGGATAATGTTACCATCTGTTGTAATAGTTGATTTGTCCTGTGTCATACTGTTACTCTTCCAAATTTATCTTCAATCGCATTAAATATCTCAGTCGGTACGATATCTTTAAAGCTATCTTTATATCTAAAGTAACTGCTGGTTGGATCCATTTTACCGGTTTGTAGAAAGAAATAAGCATCTAGCTTAGCTGATAAATCCATACCACAGCCACCAAGACCAAGTAAATGTATCTCTATGTTTTCGTCCTCATCGTATAGTATGAACGGAATTAGATTGCATTTGTAAGCATCCTCTTCGTCATAATCGTACTTATCAACTTGACGATAATAGTTGTAGATAAATGCAGCTTGATAAAAATCTTCTCTAACCCTATCATCGATCTCATCTTCTGATAGTTCTGTTAAATCATCTTCATCAACACTATATTCTCTATGTAACTCTCTGTTCCATTCAATATTGTCAATTTCCATATTAATCTTATCGCACGAAATGTACTTTGTTGTAAAAAATGGTGTATTGTGTAAACCAGAATCTTGTAAGTCTTTGTGTGTATTTTGCATATTAGTGACTCCTTTTTATGTTTAATTGTTGTTTTCTAAGATAGTTCCTTTTAAATTAGCTCCTGTAAAAATAGTATCTTTACCTTGATATTTACCAAGACGTGTAATATCAAATTTAGCGTTTTCTAAATTAGCTCCCGTAAAGTCAGCACCTCTTAAATTTGTTTTGCTTAAATCACAGTTAGTTAGATTAGAATTTTTAAAGTTTCCACCAGATAAATTACCTTCCCTTAACTTAATGTTACTCAAATCTCTATTTGATAAATCCACATCTGCAAAGCTAAAATACTTTATGATACTATAACCATTAAGTTTTTGTTCCAGTATACCTTTATGTAACTTAGTAAGTTGTCTAAGTTCACTATATGTAAGCTCACAGGTAGTATCAATTCTATATTGATTTAGAATTGATTTATCAGAAACTTCATAACAAGGCGCACGTTTTTGTGTATTGCTCATTGATGTTTTTATACAAGGACGTGTAAATAAATATGGTAACACCTTACATAATTTAACGTAATCATCAACGCTTACCTCAAGTAATATTGTTTTTCTTGTCATAGTTATTACACATTAATTATTAAATATTTCATCCTCTTTTACAGGTTTATGCCCTGTATCAACAAGAAATTGTGTGTAATCTTTAAGTGTATTGGAAGGATTTTGTTTAAAATAAAACCTTTCATCTACAGTTAATACTTTACCATATTGTGCAATTTCACTTTCTTCTTGAGTAATTGTACTAGTAACTTTAAGTGAATTTTCAAGATCAATGTTTAAAACATTAACCCCAGCTAACAGTATTTTGCGTAACACTACGTTTAAAGTACGCTCATCTTTGTCAGCATATTTTTTTAATTTAGAATGTAATTCAGTACTTACATTCAATATTATACGTTTGTCTTTCATAGTATTTAACCTTAATTTAAGTTAGTAAAGTGATGTATAAAATTAGTTTTATGTTCAACAATAATACTCAATGAGATTTTGTTTGTAGTTCAAAACTAATAAAACAAGTATACATAATGATATCGAGTATGTCAACAAGTAAATGTAAAATAAATGTAAAATAAATGTAGGCGGTAAGTATTTTCTTTTGTTTTACGAGGGATTTTTAAGTGTCACATTACTACAAAAGCATGTACAGGTAGGTGTTTTTTGGCTTGAAATAAGGGTTTGTAGGTAATACATTACGCATTACCCATTTTTTCCCATTGTTTATATGTAAAAAACACTATACCCCTATTTATATACTATTCTACTATACTCTATATAATATAGTAATATAGTAATATAAGTAATATAATATAGTTGAATAGTAGGATTTATAAGGGTTTTGGGTGAGATGCCTTTTTTTGATGATATTACCCGATGGCTTGAATCCCTTATGTTTATTAGAATTAAAAAATCATCTCCGCTCCCACGCAAAAATATCTTGGTACAATGCAAAGAGAGAAGAGAGAAAATAATTAGTGGGATGTTTAATGCAAAGATTTATTGAAATAAGGCGTTTTAAGGGTGTTTATAGAAGCAAGTTAGGTGTTTGATAACTCATCATACATTAAAATAGTTTTGCTAATGTAATAGCGTTTAGACTTAGATTTATTATTTTAAACATGAACTGTTGACAGCTAGCAAAGAATTATTTATTATGATGAAAGCTGTGTGAATTGTTTGCACAGTTTCTTGCAAGATTAAACTTTGTTTCATGTTCTAGCTGATGGTGAAGTTTAGGTTTAATCTTAGAAGTAAAAATATTGAATAAGGGATTAAGGTAAATGCATAAAGAGACAGTTTCAGGTCGTCAATACAAGACTGAAAAGAATGTTTTCGATGCTGAAGATATAGTTGAGCTTGAGAGATTAGCTGCTTATCTTTCTGTTGACCAGATAGCGGCATATTTCTGTATTGGTCAAAATACTTTTTATGAAATAATGAAGAGACAACCAGAAGTGGCGGTAAGTTATCAAAAAGGAAGAGTTGATAAAACAGTTCTTTTTGCGCAACAATTACAAGATAAAGCACTTGGTATTACCACTGAAGGTGATACAACTGCACTTATCTTTTATCTAAAGACCCGTGCACGTTGGAGTGAAGCCGTTCCTGAAACAAAAATTGAAGAAGAAATTACCGAAACTTCAGAAGAAAAAGCTGTTAGAATGGAAAAAATTAAGAAGTATACTGAATATCTTAATGACGATGAGTGGCACGCTAAAAAGGCTAAACAAATTACTGGTGAAAATAAATGAGTAAAGTTAAAAAAGATAACGCTGTTGATGAAGTAATTAAATCTCAAGAAGTTTCAACTGCTCAACCTGTAGTTGTTACAGCTCTTGATCCCGTATATAATGATCGTGGTCAATTAAGCTATGGATTTACAATAAAGTTAGATGATACAACGTATAGATTCCGTACAAATCAACAAGGATATTTACAGCTTAATAATTCTGGTTCATTTTATACTACGATAACTTTAAATAACTAATATAGTGTCATTAATGCTATTCTAATTGCTTATATCCATTGGCTTAATTAGAATAGCATTAATGACATTTAAACAAAATGGATAAAAACAATGTTATTTTCTGATAAAGATATTGCCGAAGCAAGTTTATACGAGTTCTTTAAGCAATCATGGCACGTCATTGAAGGACACACCGAGTTCGTTGATGAATGGTATTTAAAAGAAATATCAAAATCATTAGAAGATTGTTATCATAGAAAGATTAAGAATTTATTAATTAATCTTCCCCCCCGTAAAGGAAAGCCAGTCGGCCAATTTACATACCTACAACGTAGTGATGGAGTCCGTACATTTATAAAAGATATAAATGTTGGTGATTATGTTTTAACTCATAAAGGCAGATATCGTAAAGTCCTCAATAAATATTATCAAGGTTTGCAAGATACTTATATTATTAAAACCTTTGGTAATAGAGAGGTAGTAGCCGAAGGTTCTCATCCTTTTTTAACAACAGAAGGTTGGAAAGAAGCTAAGCAGTTAAAAATTACAGATACATTGGCAACAGTTGAAACAAGGGAAGACATTGGATTACAAACCTCGTTAGAAGAAGCCAGACTAATTGGGTATATTATTGGTGATGGTTGTGTTGTAGCAAATACCTGTAATATAACTTGTGCTGATGAAGTACAACTAGAAGATATGATAAATTGTGCAAACAAATTAGGGTTTAACTATTTAATTCGTAAGTATAAACGAAAAGCAACCGATAAACTTCTAACTAGATTTTCACTGTCTAAAGGAATTAATGATGTTAGGAAATGGTTAAAATCTCATAACATGACAGGTAAAAATTCCTACACTAAAAGAGTTCCTGATATTATTTTCAAATCAAACAATGAAGCTATAGGTAATTTCCTCGGAGCATATATTGCTTGTGATGGTTCTATATATCAAAGAAGGGGAAATACATTAGATATTAAGTTAGAGATAGGTTCAGTGTCAAATGAACTTCTTATTGATGTAAACCATCTTTTAAATAGATTGGGAATAAGATGTAGTGTTAGGAAGAAAGTATCAAATATAAAAACAAAAATACAAGGGAATACTTATACGTCTTATACTTTAAGAACTAGTGAACAAGATGATATATATAAACTCTCAAAAGTAGTCCCTATATATGGTGAGAAACAAACTAAACTATTAACTTTAGTTTTACCGAAAGTTAGGTTTGATTCTGAATATTTAAGAGATCCAATATTATCTATTGAGAGCAACGGTAAAGAAGAGTGTTATTGTTTAGAAATAGAAGATGATCATACATTTACTGCTAACGATATCATAGTCCATAATACCAATTTAATATCAATAGCATTTCCAGTATGGGTTTGGCTTCATAATCCAGAGGAAAAGTTTATCTGTGCGTCCTACACTAACTCACTTGCATTAAAAATATCCGATAAAAGTAAGCTACTTATTGAAAGCGAATGGTTTCAAAATAATTGGGGCGATAGATTTAAACTACGTAGAGATCAAAATAGTAAGAGTTATTTTGCTAATAATAAAACTGGTTATAGGATGTCAACAAGTGCTGGTTCTTTTATTACTGGTTCAGGTGGCTCAATAATCATAGTTGACGATCCAAATGACCCAAGCGGTGAATCTGAAATAACAACTGAACGAGTCAATGTTTGGTGGTCGCAGAAAATGTTTAATCGTGTTAATGATGCACGAACTGCTGTGCGTATTGTTGTACAACAACGATCACAAAGTGAGAATGACATATCAGGTAATATAATTAAGAATGATATAGAAAATCAATGGCTTAAGTATATATTACCTATGGAGTACGAAAGTACTATTAAGTCTAACTTTAATGATAAAAGAAAAGTTGAAGGTGAACTATTAAGTTGTCGTGATACTCCTGAGATAGTAAGGCAATTAAAGAGAGAGATGGGTACCTCTGGTTATGCTGCACAGTATCAGCAAAGACCTGCTCCACTTGAAGGTGGAATGATTAAGAAACATTGGTTTAAGTTGTATCAATATGAAGAGCTTCCAGAATTAGAGTTTGTAATACAATCGTGGGACACTGCGCTTACAGCTCATGATGATTCTAATTATTCGGCATGTACAACATGGGGAATATTTTTAGATAGATACGATAATGAAAATGTGATATTACTTTCAAGCTGGCGTGATAAGTTAGAATACCCAGAGCTTAGGGATAGAGTTAAAAGGCTTGCTAATAATTATAGAGATACAGCAACAAATACTTTGCCTACGTCTATAAAGTATCAACCTGATTTAATAGTTATTGAGGCTAAGGCTTCTGGTGATCCATTAATACAGGATTTAAAACGTGGTGGTATTTATGCGCAAGCCTTCATACCTAACAAACATGGCGATAAGATACAGCGTGTTAGGTTGATTACTTCTTTAATTGAGAGTGGTATAGTATGGATGCCTTGTCAAAAGAACAATACTAACAAAATGGCTGACTTTGCTGATGAGTTTGTAACAAGTATAAGTTATTTCCCGAATGTTAGTTCAAGGGATTATGTAGATACAATGACACAAGCATTGATCGTACTTAGAGATGGTAGTAGGATATCTCACCCTAAAGATTATCGTGATCCTGCTGATGAATTTAAAGAAACAGTTAGATTTTATTAATGAAAAGAAATAATAAGCGCTTACAGTTAAGGAATAGTGAAAACACTATTGATAATCAACTTAGTGGTCAAGTCATACCTGATAATATAAGTGATGAAGATATCAATAAGCTTGAAGATTTAGAAGATGGTTCAACTGTTTACGAAATAGGCAAGCCTGAGCTAGAACAAACAACCAAAGATGATAAGTTCGATGCTAACTTAGCCTTGAAGATGAAAGACGAGACATTAAAGAAAGTATCGTCTTATATTTTAGATTGTTTGGAAGAAGATACTGAAGCAAGACAACCGTGGCTTGATATTCATAATAAGGTTAAAAAGTATCTTGGTCATAACTTGGAAGATTTGACAGATAGTCCTTTTACTCAAGCATGTCGAACATTTGATACAACGCTTAGTACTGCATTAATTAGATTTTGTGCAACATCTAGAAGTGAACTGTTACCTGAGAGCGGACCATGTTCGTATAAGATAGTTGGTCAAAGTAACGATGAGCTTGATGATATTGCAAAGACAAGAAGTCAATGGCTTAATTATTTTTTAACAATAAAGGATTCTGCTTATTATAAAGATTATGAAAAGTCTTTATATTACATTGGGTTTTATGGAACTGTTATTAAAAAAGTTTATTATGATGATATTCTTAAACAACCTATTTCAAGATTTATTTTACCTGAAAACTTTTTAATTAATATTGATTGTACATCAATACTTGAATCAGATCGCTTAACTCATATTTTAAAATTATCAGCACGTGATATTTTGATAAACCAAAAGAATGAGATTTACCGAGATGTTGAGTTACCTTATTTAAAAGTAGATGGTGGTAACAATGATGATATGGATGATTCAAAAAAAAATGATTCCAATAGCCTTATCAATATTGATAACTATACACAAAGATCATTGCATGATGTTTATGAAAGCCATATTTATTTGAACTTAGAAACTTTTGAACCAAACTATAACTCAGATGAAATTACTGATGTTCCTAAACCTTACATAGTTACTATTGATAAAGAAAGTAAAGAAATACTTTGTATTAAACGTAATTGGAAAAAAGACGACGATACTTTCACCCGCAGAAAATATTTTATCGCTTATCAATATTTTACAGGTTTTGATATATGGGGTTTGGGTTTAGCTAGAATGTCTGGTACAAATGCAATAGCAGTTACTAATATGTTAAGGCAAACAGTTGATGCTGCAACTTATCAAAATTTACCAGCTGGCTTTATCCAGAAGGGAACGAGTAAACAACAAAAAACAGATATTACTTTAGGTGCTGGTCAATGGCAATTTCTTGATGGTCCTGGAAATATAAAAGATTTATTTTCTCCACTGCCAAGTAATGGCCCATCACAAGCTTTGATGCAGTTAAGACAAGAAGTTATTGGTCAGATGCAAGATCAATTATCTACTACTGAGCTTGGAATGATGCAAAGTAAAGAAGATATTCCAACAGGAACGGCAATTGCATTCTTGGAAGAAAGTAACAAGATACAATCTTCAGTATTAAAGTCTCTGCACGTCTCTTTTTCGGAAGAATTACGTTTGCTTGATGATATATTTAAAGAAGTAGTTGATAGAGAGGAATTTTTTATCAATGGTGAGAATTATATTATTACTAAAGAACATTTTATTGATTCAGTACAAATAATTCCCGTTTCAGATCCCTCAGTTAATTCTAACATTCAAAGAATAATGAGAGCTGAAGCTGTATTTCAAACAGCAATGCAAATGCCAGATAAGATTAATTCTATTGAAGTTTTAAAGATGATCTTTAAAGCACAAGGTTTAGCAACTGATGTTATTGAAAGTCTTATTGTACAAGAAAATGAAGTGCAACCTACTGACCCTATTACTGAGAATATGAATATGATGCAGAATAAACCTGTTAAGGCTGGTTTAGATCAAAATCATGATGCTCATATTGTTGTACATTCTGCTGTTGATACTGATCAAGCAAAGGCGCATATACAAGAACATGCAGCAATGAAATTTATGTTACAAATGCAGCAAGAAATGGGTATTGATCTAAACCAAATAGATCCTAGTGATCCGGAAATGCAAAATATGATTGCTATTAAAGCAGCCCATGCAGTTGAGAGTTTAGGTTTAAATAAGCAAGATGATGAAGATAGTGAGTTAAACCCTAATGCATTGTTAAAAGCTGATATTGAACAAAAACGTGAACATAGCAATATTCAAAAAGAAATTGCCGATATGAAGCTTGAAGGAGATGTATTTAAAACTCAATTACATTTTGAAGAGACTAAAGAAAGATTAAAAGCAGATAAAGAAAAAGCTTTACTTGAGGCACGAATAGAAATAGAGAAATTAAAAAGTAGGTTGTAATGAGAGATTCAGAATATATTTTAGATGAATTAATAAAGATAATCAGAAGTAATTTAGAAAGCGTTGAGAACAGACTTGTTAATGGTAATATATGCCATATGGAAGACTATAAATATAATCTAGGTGCTAGATACACTCTACGCTCATTGTGCGATTCAATTAATGAAATGAATAGAGGGGAATAATTATGTACAACGATGATGAAATAGGAATAGATTTTGATAATTTTAATGTAAATGATGAGTTATCTTTATTTGAAGATTGCACACCAAAGCCAACTGAGATATTGATTAGATTATATATTCAACCTCAAAAAACAAAAGGCGGTATTATTATTGATAATTCCAAAGGTATATATAATGAGATTGTTGGCTATGTTGCTAAGATAGGTAAATGTTGTTTTAGTGGTGAGCGATATAAAGATTGGGGACATTGGTACAAAGTTGGTGATTGGGTGGTATTTCCAAGGCATGCTGGTATAAGATTTACTTATAAGAAATTACCTGTATTTTCAATAGTTGATGATGCTCCACTTTTAATAATTCAAGATCCAAGAGAAGTTAAATAAATGGAAAATGCTAATTATGGGATAAGTCCTGAAGAAGAACTATCTACAGTAATGAAGGATATTGAAAAAAATATCCAAGAAGAAATACAAGATGAAGAAACTATTGAGGATGATTCGTACGTTGAGGATTCTGTTGAAGAAGATTCACAGGATGTGGGTGAACTTAGTGATGGAGATGATTCTGAGAATGTAGAAGATATACAAGGGGAAGATCCTGTTAATGAAACAGATCTATATAAAGAAAAATATTACTTAGAAAAGAAAAAACGTAAAAGTGTTTTAGCTGATCGTCAAAAATTAGAGCAAGAAAATTATCAGTTAAAAAATGCTCTTGATGGTACAATTGACAGTAATACTAAACTATATGCTCGTGATCTTTATAACGATTTAGAAAAAGCAAAAAGTCTAAAAAAACAAGCATTACTTGGTGATGATCCTGATTTGTTACTTGAGGCAGATGAGATACATCAAAAACTTCTGCACAAAGTAAGTGAGTTCGAAAGTTATGTATCTAGTAGAACTCCTGACACAAGTAATGAGGGAGTAGAACCTGAAGAAAATCACGAAGAGAAAGTAAAATTATCAAATGCTCAAGAATGGTTAAATGAACGCCCTGAGTTAGTAGAAGGTTCTTATAATTTTAATCCTAAGATTCAGAAAGAACTCGGAACTTTCATAGAACAATTTGATAGAGAACTAAAAAGAAACGGCAGAGAAGATGAGATTTTAAGTGATGCTTATCTTGATGTTCTTGATGAGTTTGTAGATAGTGTTAAGATAAATAGACCAAAAGATGGTTACACTACTTCTAATGTTGGTGGGGTTAGAAATAATTTTTCTAATGGTTCATCAAATGGGTCAATAAAGGTAACGCTTACTGAATTTGATAAGAACTATGCTAAAAATCTTGGCATTACTGAAAAAGAATATCTAAAATATAAGATTGAAGATATAAAAGAATCTAAAAATAGAAGGTAAGTATGAAAAGTGAAAGGCAATCAAGAGGTTTAGAAGTAAGGGCTGCTGAAAAAGAAGATAAAAGATCGAAATATAACATGGGTTATGTTAGCAGTACTGATGTGCCAGAGCATATTAAAAAAGAAGGTTTTGATTATTATTGGGAAAGAACTTCACTTAGAGGTCAAACAGATTCATCGTTAGATGCCGCATTACGCAGAGGTTGGATACCTGTACCTATTGACAGAGATCCAGATAGATTTTGTGATATTCTTGAAAGAAACCCATTATCTCGTAAATTTATTTGCCAAGGCGATGTTATTCTTTTAGAGCGGGAAAAAGTTATGACTGACCAAGAAAGACAAACAAATGATAAGGTGTCTATGGAACGATTAACCAGTTCACCTGCTTATAATTATCGTGATCCAATGAAACATACAATAGGGACAGTTAGGTAATGGCATTTTATCCACCACAGGCGAGTTGTCAGGAATTAACATTAATAACTAATGTGCAATTAGATTATCCGTATTCAGCAAATACTAATAATGTTACTGTTACAGATATGATTGATGTATCAGCGACTATTGCTGATTTAAACATTTTCTTACCTAATAGCACATTAACTGGTCCAGGATTTTCTGTTACCTTTAATAATGTTGGAACAAATAGTTTTAATGTTGTTCTGAATGATAGAATAACAGTATTAACTGCTATTGCTCAAGGGGAAGTATTAACAGTATATTTATACAGCAATCCTAATGCAAATGGTAATTGGCGAGTTATCCCTTTTGGCAGTGGGGTAAATGCTATATCAACATTAGATCTTGCTAGTAGTGATGGTTCTGTAATTGTTACGAATGGGGAAGTTAGCCCTCCTGGTGGGAAGATAAACATAGGGTTACCTGCTATTATATCTAAAACTCAAACTTTAACTAATACAGGTTCAGGTATTGTTACAATGAATCCAAGTAACACTTCTCCATGGGGAGTTACTACACTTAACAATGGGTCAAATATAACAATTACTAATCCTGATGCTTCAACAGGTTCACCAACTATTAGTTTAACTGACACTGTTTCAATAGCACAACTTGTAGCAGGTAATATTGTTATTGATAATAATTTAATTACAAATACTGATACAGCAGGTGGCTTACATATTGTTTCTAACGGTACAAATTCATTTCTTAACTTAAATAGTATTTTGATTAATCCTAATGGTGATGTAAGTAGTATCAATAATTTAACAGTGGATGGTACATTTAAATCAGATAATACTGCTAAATCTTGGTGTAGATTTACAAATACATCTGGGGTAATAGCAGTTGTATCAAATTATAATGTTTCTGGAGTTACTTATAATACTACAACTAAACAATACACAATGACTTTTAGTGTACCAATGACAAACACAAATTATTGTGTTTTTATAAATTGTGCTAACAATAACAGTACACCACCATTGCAAACAAGAATAGGTTATGATGTGTTAAAGCAATTAGGATCAGTGTCGATAGTATTAACAGATGCATCTGGTGAGATTTTACAAGATATTCCTGAAGGTGTATCTGTAATAATATTTTCTTTAAATTAATAATATGACTGTAAAAGTTATTTATGATAGTCGTCAATTATGGATTCCTAACTTATCATTATTAAAGAGTTCAAGAAAAGGTTTTCACAAGTTACCTTCAAGTAGAATGCACTTTGTTAGCGGTTCTAGAAAAGCATTACAAGAATATCTTAATAATTTTGGCTAATTTAACAATCTATTGACATTATTAATTTTATTTATTACTATATAAAAGATTAAAGTTTTACCATAACTATAAAGGGTGTCTTTGAGTTAAGCTTTTCCTCTGTAAAAAGCTAAAAGCCATTATGAAATGGGAAGTTTAAAAGCTTCATGGGTTAATCTAACCTTTAATAGATGATTTTCAAAATTTCTTAACAATTATATTTAAGGTAATAAGATATGTCGTATGGCGTAAATAGTCCTTTCGGATTAAGACCTTATGGTCATCAAATAAGTGGTGTTGACGATATTAAGGTAAATAGTAACTATACTATAAGTGCAAACAGTCTTTCACTAAATAAAGGTGATCCTGTAATGTATGTTCCACAAAATGCTCAATATGCTGTCGTAGCTAATGGATATCGTGGTCAACAATCAGAAATTATGCTATACAATCCTATTGTAACACTACAAGCAGGTGGTACAGCTACAACTGTAATTCCTCAAAATGGTGTTGCTGGCCAACCTATTGTTGGTGTTTTCCAAGGATGTGAATACTACACACCAAATGGCACTTATGTTGCTCAAGAATACTGGCAAGCTGGTACTGCAACAAATGGTAGACCTGTTATTGCATCTATCATTGATGATCCATTTGTTATTTATGATATCCAATTAGGGACATACACTGGTGCAACTTTCGGTGCACTTACAACATTTATGCTGTTACCTTGTTTGCAAATTCAAGATGGTACATGGCCTGATACTGGTGGAGCTAATAATAACCCAGTAATAGGGGGAAGTTGTGTAATAGGTAGTAATTTAACTCTTATGACAGGGAATAATGTTGCCGCGGCTGTTGCAGCAGGTAATAGTGCCACAATGACAGGTATTACGTTAAATGGTGTAAATGCTGGTTATCAAGATAATCCACTTATAGCTAACCAAGGTTTGGTTAACGGTAATCCTTGGGGTATTTCTACATTTTATGCTTGTCCATCATTAGCGGTTAGTTCTGCAAACCCATCTGTAACAAATGGTGCAAATGAGTATGTAAGAACAACTGCATTAAGTGGTGATCTTAGAGTATTAGGATTTACTCCTGATCCAAGAAATGTACCAGGTACTTTTGGTCAACCAGGTAATGGTACAGCAGGTAACTATTTTAATACACCTTTCCTAAATGTGTTAGTAACTATTAATAAGCATGCTAACAAACAAGGAAATAGTGGTGTAACTATAGCGTAATAAAAATATAAATAAAATATAGGTAAAATAAAATGGCAATAAGCACCGCCTCGATTTATCCATTACTAAGACCTGGAGTTAAGGCTGTCATAGGTAACTATGACACTTATCCAGATCAGTGGAAAGCAGTATTTACAACTCATACTTCAGATAAAAAAATGGAGTTTGAAGATGAGTTTAAATCATTAGGAATGGCTCAAGTAAAAGCTGAAGGAACATCAGTTGCTCAGGATACTATGAGTGTTAGATACCAAACTACGTATTTACATACAACGTACGGTCTATCATTTAGTATCACCGAAGAAGCAATGAGAGACAACCTATATGCTAGTCAGTTTCCTCAACATTTAATAGCTCTTAGGAATTCACTTAGAGCTGCTAAATCACAAGCTGCTGCTAACGTATTTAATTTGGGATCTACGACTCAGATAACATCTGATGGCGTTCCGTTTTTCTCAGCTCTTCATCCATTAGATAATGGTGCAGATGTTTCTAATTTGAGTAACGTTGCTCTTAGTGAAGTTGGTATTCAGAATGCTATTATCGGTATTCAACAATTCAAACAACTAAGTGGAATTCTAACTAATACAATGCCTAAGAAGCTTTTAGTTGGCCCTGCCAATCAATTTGCGGCAAGTATTATTTTAGGATCTCAATACAGAACTTCTGTTGGAACTGCAAATAATAATGCAATGGCAGGCGTTAATGATATTAATGCTATTTACAATGATAGTTATTTGCCAGGTGGTTATACTGTTAATAACTATATCACTTCACCTACATTCTCAGCTATCATTACTGATGCTGAAAGAGGTCTTATTCATTATGAGCGTGATAAGTTAGAACCTTGGAATTGGATGGACAACACTACAAGAGATATGTGGTTTGCAGCAAAAGAAAGATACTCTTTTGGAGTAACTAACTGGCGTTGTGCTTATGCTATTTCAATGTAGAGGTTAATCATGCCAAGTCATAGTAGAGCTTTAGCTGATATTCTTTTAAAAAACGCCCCTAAAAAGGGCGTTAAGAAAATTGAAGTTAAAAAAGAAGTAACTAAAACAAATAAAAAATAAATGACTATTTTTAGACAAGCAGTTAATGTTCCTACAGTTGCATCTAGTGTTGCTAATATTGGTACATTTGGAATTGGTGCAGTTGGTAGATTAGTATTAAATGGTTCACAAGCTAATATAACTGGTCAGGTTTCATTTATTAATAATGGATATGCGTCAGGGATAAGTTTTGCTAGTTTGGGAAATATATCAGCTGCTAGTTTTACAATAGTTGGTACGTATAATGGAACAATTATTACAGAAACTATAACTGGTCCAAATGCTAATACAGTTTACACTAATAATTTATTCCATACTATTATTAGTGTAAATATTAGTATAGCTGCTGTTGCTGCATTTACTATAGGGTCAAATTATAATGTAGCAGTTGTTTTAACAGATGGTAATAGTAGAATGGGCGATTCTCATTCAAATTATACTTATAGTGTATTACTTAACTCTCTTACTGCTGCTGGAGCATGGGCAGCTGGTGGAGCAATAATATATGGAGTAGCTAATACTGCTCCTGCGTCATTGCAAGTAGCAACTTTAGCATATGCAACACGACCTAGTAATTATTTTTCATTACCAGTTACTGGAGTTGCTTTGGGTGGTTTTACGCAATTACAATTGAATAATGGTGTTATTACTCAAACAACATACCCATATGCTGCTGTAATTGTTTATTTAGCTGCGGGAATTAATACAACTCCTACTTTTATTGAAGTTTCACAGAGTTAAAAATGAATAAAAATTGGATAAAAGAGGCTATAAAGAATAAAGGTGGTTTACACAAATCTTTAGGTATTAAAGAGGGAAAAACTATATCTGAAACAAAATTAGATAAAGCTCTTAATTCTAAAAATACAAAAGTCCGCAAAGAAGCTAATCTTGCAAAAACATTGAGAAGTTTTAGACCTAGAGGTAAATAATGCCTTTAGTTACTTCTTCTACCTATAATTTTCAAGCATTAGAAAATGACGAACTAATAACTGAATGTTTTGAACGTATTGGTATATCAGCTGAGCAATTAGTACCTGTAAAATTGAATTCAGCAAAAAGAAGTTTAAATCTCTTATTATTAGATTGGATAAGTAAGTCTATAAATTTGTGGACATTGAATACTGCATATTTATCGTTAAATACAGGCCAATCTCAGTATCCAATGAATTCTACAATTACAGATATTCTTCAGGTAAATTTACGACAATTTACGAGGCAATTAAATGGAACACCACAATCAAATACACTCGATACTTATGATAATGGTGGCGGTGGTAATCCTTTATTTGCTTTTGACGGTAATCCGACCACAGCTTGTACTCAGAACGCTGCTGACGGTAATATTTCTTACTCGTATGGCGCGGGAGCATCACAAACAATAAATTTTATCGGCATTCAATCAAACACTACTACTTTGTATACATTGCTTGTAGAAACTTCAGATGATAATGCTACTTGGACAACTTTAATGATTATTCCACCTCAAACATTTACAGCAGGAGTAGCAGTATGGTTTGATGTTATATTGCCAGCTAATACTATGACATATCGTATTAGGGAAATAGGAGGAGCGACTCTTAATATTCAAGAAATCTATTTTACCAATAACATAACCGATTTAAAATTAAGTTCTGTGAGTAGAGACACTTATTTATCATTTTCTCAAAAGTTTGCACAAGGTAAACCGAGCTGTTATTATTTTAATAAACAAATTAACCCAGTGTTAAACATGTGGTATCCACCTACAAGTTCTTATCATGTTCTTCAATACTCATATGTTAATATAATGCAAGATGCTGGTGGGTTTTACAACATTACTGATGTGCCTTCTCGTATGTTGCCTGCGCTTACATGGGGTTTAACATGGATGCTTGCAATTAAATATAATCCAGCGGTTGCTGCTGAAATGAAAAATGAATATGAACAAGCGTTTAGTGTTGCAACAGCTAATGATAGTGAGAACGTTGATTTGACTATAAACTATGATATAGGTAGTTATTATGAAAATTGAAAAACGTAGGTATCAGTGTGATTACTCAAGTGAAATGTTTGAGAAATTATACAAACAATATGAATGGGCTGGTGATGGTAAAATATGGACAGGTTTATGGGTAGGTCAAAAATGGTTAGATGTGCCGCAAGAACAATTAAGAACTCCTATAATAAAAGCTGATCCGTTTCCACTACCAAACCCAAGACCCCCGCAACCAGGTATTATGGTGAATCCAAATGCTCCTACAACCACTTGGGAGGCGGTTGATTAACTTATAACTATAAGGTTTTAAAATGTCAGATCCAAATACAGTACGGGTATTATCTCTTGATGGTGGCGGGATGCGAGGCTATATCTCTTGTGTTTTTATGGATTTATTTGTCCAACAGTGGGGCATAAACCCCAATGAAATATGGAAGTATTTTGATGTTATAACAGGTAGTTCTATTGGTGGAATTCAAGCAATGGCGTATTCAATAGGTCTTTCACCAACTGATATAAGTGGTTTTTTTACAAACGATGGGCAATGGATATTTACAACAAGCACTTCTACTCCCTCAAGCCAACCGTCAACATTAACTAAAATAAATACTATTGTTGGAGGACCATTTAGTGACCCTACTTTTTACCCAAGTACCACCCCTGGGATAGGTACTATGCGATTAAAATCAGGTTTAGATACCACATTCGGATCAAACACGTTACAAAACGCATTGACAAATGTGGTTGTCACTTCTTTTGAAAAAAATGATGCCAATCCTGATTATGCACAAACAACAAACACACCTGTTTATTTTTCCAATAGCGGTATTGTTCCTGTTCTTAGTGGTCAAAACACCTTAATGACAGATGTTGGAATGGCAACAAGTGCTGCACCATTATACTTTGCACCATGGAATATTGGGGCAGATTCATATATAGATGGGGGTGTAACACAAAACAATCCTGCATCTTTTGGTTTGGCTGTAGCAAAAGCAATAAAACCAGTTGCAAATAGATGTTGTGTTTTATCAGTAGGTACTGGGTTAGGTGACGTTGGTTTTCCACCCACAACTGCTTTAGCTAAAGCTAAAAAAGAAATAATAGATTTAAACCTTGATCCAAAAGCTTATGGTGAAAAATGGAGGTTGTCTTCAAAACAAGTTAAAAATTTACAAACGCTTGCAAATAATCTAGGTGCACTAGAAGGTGCTAATTTGATTATGTATTTGCTTGGTGCAATGAGCACAGGTCCACAAGAGATTGCTGCACAAGAATTAAATATTGCCGCTAATTATACATTATCAAATATATACAATTATAGAATGCAATATTACTTACAGCCTGATTTAGACACAGAGCTTGATGATTCTACACCAGCTATTTTAGCGTATTATAAAAGTTCAGTTACTGATTATTTTAACAGTAATATTTCAAACATTACAACTTTTATAGGTCATTTAAACGCATGATTGACGTTTTATATAATTTTATATCGCCTGTCACTGGTCGATTACCGTTAACCGAGAATTATATTTTAATCGGCGGTAGACAAGGTTTTTCAGTAATGTCACCCAAACTTATTGATATCGAATTGGAGCTTATTAATATAAACCACGTTTTGGGGGATTTATCTACAACTGCGTTTATTTTAGGTGCGCCAAATCCAAAACTACCTTTGAGTCAAGATTTAAGTTCTCTTAACAATGGGTTTATGTTCAATACAGCTGGTACAATTAGTACAACTAATAATTTACCTTTACCTAGTTTGCCATACAACAATATTTGGGTAGGTAATATAAATGATGTAGCAGTACCAACACCATATGTTGCATCGCAGAATAATAGTTCTTTTATATTACAAACGCCTAACGAGAATTTAGCAAATGCTCAAGCTCTTAGTCAATTATTAGGCGGGATATTAAAAAGCGCACCTCTTACCGGAGTTATCAGCATCGCTACACCAGACGTTGATTATGCCACAGTTGCTACACTAGAAGAACTTGCCGCTGAAGCAGCAGCATCTGCGGAAGAAGCTAGTGCAGCAGCCTTAGAAGCTACAGCAGCGGCAGGCGAGGCTACAGCAGCGGCAGGCGAGGCTACAGCAGCGGCAGCAGAGGCGAGTTTATCTGCTACAGGAGCTGGAATATCTGCTCTTGCGGCGGCGGCTTCTGCTTTAGCTGCGGGTGGTTCAGCTAGTAGTGCATCTTCATCAGCATCTGACGCTAGTGACTCGGCAGATAACGCCAGTTCGAGTGCAACTGAAGCTCAAAATTACCTTAACACTCTCTTGAGTACTGGCTTGAATGCTCTGCCGTGTACTGGGGATGTATCTTTTCAAGGCTTTAAATTAATTAATTTGGGAACGCCAATAGTTGCAACAGATGGAGCGACAAAAGGGTACGTTGATACCGCTATCGGCAATGTTCCTTTAGCAAGTTTAACGTTGCAAGGTGATGTTACTGGTTCAGGACCTTTAAATGTTCCTGTTATTACCACTCTTACTAAAACATTAAATGAAATTACAAATGCAGGAAATGTCAATATTGCAAATTTTTTGTTAAATAATGTTTTAGATCCACTAAGCCCACAGGATGGGGCTACTAAAAATTATGTTGATACCAAAACGTGGTTAACTTCGCAAATCACTAATTTTGACAGCGCTGTTATAGCATTTAATTTAAATCAATTTGCAGCTCCAACAGCCAGTGTTGATTTTAACAACAACAAATTAATTAACGTGCTTACTCCAACTCTCACCACTGATGGGGCAACTAAAGGATATGTGGATTCGGCAATTAGTTCTTCATCAGGTTTAATTAATTTGTCAGGTGCAATAACAGGTTCAGGTCAAACAGGAACATCGGTAAACACAACTTTAAGCAGTTTAATTGGTTTAACCACAAACCAAGTTTTTAATTTCACTGGATCTCCCACTAGTTTTAATTACGATTTAACTATTCCAAATAGCACTAATCAGACTGTGAAACTAAGGTTAAACAGAGCAAACACAGGTAATGGAGCTGGGTATGAGTTTCAATTTTACTCTCCTATTAATGGTAACGACACTTTCACTTTTGGATATAACCCAGGTTTAGTTGGTTCAGTTTTTAAAACCATTTATTCGATAGTCACCAATGCAACAAACAATACTGTACCTGTTATTAACTATGCTTATTCACTCAATGTAAGTGATAATGGAAGTTATCAACCTTATAATGG